CCACTCACCTCTCATAATATAAACTCCAGATTAGTTAACTTTTTGTGTGAGGTGAGTGGTGCTATTTCAAGGCACGCCTCAACAATGATGCGTGTGATATGTTGCTAAATGAGGCTCTAAAAATAGAACCTCAAAAAGCAACAATGGGTGTTGACGATAAAATCTTCGGTGATAACCAATACCGAAGAAGTGATATTCGTTTTATTAATAATGATAATCAACAATTCTCATGGGTGTTTGATGACTTGTGGAGAATGGCAATTCAAGCAAACAGAGATTGGTTTGGATTCCATATCACCAATCTAGACTTTATCCAAGTGGCAGAATATCGTGATGATGTTCTTGGTGAATATAAAAGACACCATGACACTTTTTGGATTAATGAAACACCATATCACAGAAAGATAACATGTGTTATACAACTAACTGATCCATCTCAGTATGAAGGTGGTGATTTAGAGTTGTATGATTTGCATGATAATCATCCAGACAAACAAGAACTACGCACACGTGGTACCGCAATATTCTTTCCATCATTTATTAATCATGCCGCAACGCCAGTAACTAAAGGCACAAGACATTCACTGGCTGCATGGTTTGAAGGACCAAAATTCGTATGAGATTCCATATCTTAGGTTTACCACACACAGTATCGAGTAAAGAATACAACGCATGTGCTTACACACAGAAAGTTGTTAAGTTTGCTAAGATGATGACTGCACGTGGTCACACAGTTATCCATTATGGACACGAAGATTCCAAATTAGAATGCACAGAGCATGTTACAGTTCTAACAAACGAAGACTGGAAGATTGCTTATGGTGATTATGATTGGCGTAAAAACTTTTTCAAGTTTGATACCAACGACCATGCATACACAACATTCTACAAAAACACAATCGCTGAGATTGAAAAACGTAAACAGCCAAATGACTTCATTTTACCATTTTGGGGTTCTGGTCATAAGCCAGTTTGTGATGCACATCCGGATTTGATTACAGTAGAACCTGGTATTGGTTATGCTGGTGGTCATTTTGCTAGATTCAAAATCTTTGAATCGTATGCCATCTATCATGCATATTATGGACTACAATCAGTTGGTACATGTATGCAAGATTGGTATGATGTTGTGATTCCAAACTACTTTGATTTGGATGACTTTGAATACTCATCAGAAAAAGATGATTACTTCTTATTCTTAGGTAGAGTATATGAAGGCAAAGGTGTCAATATCGCAGTTCAAGCAACCGAAGCGATTGGTGCCAAACTTATTATTGCTGGACAAAGCAGTCTGAAAGAAATGGGATATGCTGAGACACCAGCACACGTGACTGAAATTGGTTATGCTGATATTGAAACTCGTAAGGAACTAATGTCAAGAGCAAAAGGTGCTTTTGTGGCAAGTCTTTATAATGAGCCATTTGGTGGTGTCCAAGTTGAGTGTCTGCTATCAGGTACACCAACAATCACCACAGACTGGGGTTCTTTTACAGAGAACAATATCAATGGATTAACTGGTTATCGTTGTAGAACATTTGAGCAGTTTACTTGGGCAGCCAAGAATATTGATAAAATTCAACCAGAAAACTGTAGAAATTTTGCAGCCAATAACTTTTCACTTGAGATTGTTGGTGCAAAATATGAAGAATACTTCCAATCCATTCTAAACATTTATGGCAAACAGGGTTGGTATGAGCCAAATCCTGAACGAACACATTTGGATTTTACCACAAAGTCATACATCTCGGCATTATAAATACCTAATAAACTACGGGTACTATAATGGCTAAACCTACAACTAGAACAGAATTCAAAGATTATTGCCTACGCAAACTAGGACATCCAGTTATTCAGATTAACGTGGATGATGACCAAGTTGAAGACCGAATTGATGATGCACTAGCATTTTTCCATGACTATCATTTTGATGGTTGCGAAAAACTGTTTATGAAACATCAGATTACACAAATAGACAAAGACAGAGGATGGATTTATTGTCCAGATTCTGTCATTTTTGTTACTGGTGTTATGCCATTCGATTCATCATCTTCATCAGTAAACATGTTTGACTTGCGTTACCAGTTACGTTTACACGACTTATACGACTTCACATCCGTGTCGTATGTATCATATGAGATTACGATGCAACACATTCAGACTTTGAATATGTTGTTCTCTGGCACACCACAATTCAGATTCAATCGTAAGCAAAACAAACTGTTCCTTGACGTTAACTGGAGCACAGACTTACAGGTTGGTGAATATGTTATTCTAGAATGTTATCGTAAATTGAGTCCAGACGTTTTCACGATTGCTGGAACAGTTACAACATCCACATCATCGAATACAGTTATTGGAACTGGCACAGTATTCTCACGTGATGTTACTATCGGTGATTATATGACGTTTGGTTCAGAATCTAAACGTGTTATCAATATTGGTAGCGACACATCATTGAATGTCGAATCTGCATTCGCAACAACAGAAACTGGTGTTACCGCATACAAAGAAGGCGTATCTGATGTTTGGGATGATAGATTCCTAAAAGCATATGCTACCGCTAAGATTAAAATGCAATGGGGCAATAACCTTAAGAAGTTTGGTGGTATTCAAATGCCTGGTGGTGTCACATTGAACGGCAAAGAAATATATGATGAAGCCGTTGAAGAATTGAATAAGATGGAAGAAGAAATGTATTTGATGACAAGTATGCCATCAGAAATCTTTGTAGGCTAAAATGTCAACTAATTTTTATTTCAATAACTTCCCTCAACATCAAATTACCAGTGAACAATTACTGGTTGAAGATTTGTTGATTGAAGCGATGCAGATTCATGGTATGGATGTTTATTATCTTCCAAGAAGCACACGTGAAAACGGCAACGTTGATATGTTGTATGGTGAAGATACTCTAAAAGAATATCGTATCGCTGTTGGTATTGAAATGTATCTTGAGAACGTAACTGGTATGGATGGTGAAGGTGACTTCATGTCCAAGTTTGGTCTTGAGATTCGTGATGAAATTACTTTACTTGTATCACGCCGTAGATTTGCCGCATCTGTAAGTCAATTAAGACCACAAGAAGGCGATTTAGTTTACATTCCTTTGTTACAAAACTTCTTTGAGATTACATTTGTTGAGCATGAAAATAATCAGGCAATGTTTTATACATTAGGTCGTGGTCGTGGTGGCAACGTTTATGTTTATGCTTTGAAGATGAAACAGTTTGTGTTCTCTAATGAAATTATCGAAACTGGTGTTGCTGAGATTGATGGTCAGATTTTCGATTCATATCCACGTGCAACATTGGCTTTTGCGAATACTACAGTATTCCCAGCAAGCACAGGACAATTCATGCAAGGTGAAATTATCTATCAAGGTGATTCTCTAGCATCAGCGAATGCACAGGCTATTGTTCACACATATACACCAGATACTTCAGTAAGTATCATTCGTGTTCAAGGACAATTTGCATCCGGTAATGTATATGGAAATACAAGCGGTGCATTGAGAAGTGTATTGGTATACAACGATAGCACCGAAGTTGGTAATAACATCTTTGAAGATATCGCAGATAACACAAGACTACAAACTGAAGGTAATGATATCATTGACTTCACAGAACATAATCCATTTGGTGAACCATAATGCTAGGCAACAATCATTTTTACAATAGAACAATTCGAAAAGTAGTAGTTGCTTTTGGCACAATCTTTAATGATTTGCTTTTAGTGAGATACAACAAAGCAGGAACACATGAGTATGAACGTAATCGTGTACCACTATCTTATGGCGCCAAAGAAAAATACATCACACGCCTAACATCCGATCCAACATTAACTAAGTCTATCGCAACTCTAGTTCCTAGAATGTCATTTGATTTGGTAAGTATGGAATATGATTCTGCACGTAAGTTTAATACTATCAACAGAAACTTTGCACAACAAACTGATGGCACAGTTAAGGCGCAATATGCACCTATACCATATAATTTTGAATTTGAATTGTCAATCTATGTGCGTAACACCGAAGATGGAACACAGATTCTGGAACAGATTCTACCATTCTTCACACCAGATTATACTGTAACTGTTGACTTTGTGCCTTCTATTGCACGTAAATATGATATGCCTATCATCCTCAACTCTGTAAATTCACAAGTTGATTATGAAGGTGATATGTCCACAACTCGTTTGATTATTTGGACATTATCATTTACTGCTAAAGGATATATCTTCCCATCAGTCAACACTACTGGTTTGATTGAACAAGCGAACACAAATATATTCCAAGATACACGTAGCACATTAACACAAACAGTTTATGTTGATTCTGCTAACGGAGCGGGAGTTTAT